AAGATCAATTGATAACTGAATTTGCTGACAATTTTAGTTGTGAACAACTTGCTCAAAATAAAGTATTTGTTGAACGATTGAAAGAAAGATTAGAGGAGTTGAAAAATGATTGATGTTATGGAACTCATAGATTTGGTACACGCCTTTAAAATACTGTCTGTTAAAATATTTCATCAACCAGATGGAACAATACTTGTAGAAGAGCGAAATCCATTTGACACCTTAATTTTGGAATTCTATTATGCATCTTCTATAGAAGATTTAATCAACAACGAAATTTTTATAAATCGGATAAAGGAAAGATTAGAACAATTAACAAATGAGCAAGCAGACTTACAATGGCGAACTTTGCCTGTATCACTTTCAGTGTCTTTTAAAGAAAATTAGAAAAATTAATGTACCAAATGACTATCAACTTTTGGTAATCCATGAAATGATAGACTCTGTACATTATTTAAGACTTTACGATAATGAAGAATTTAAGAAAGCAATGATTCAAACACTTGAACGATATTCGCTTGTTTCAGATTTTGCAAAATCAGGAATGCCTGGATATGACAAATATATATGAAGTTTATAAGTATAGAGAAACTATTCCCTAGTTTATTCCAATTTATCCCGGGATGGATTAGAGGAACTTATTATTGTATAACCGGAGCCACGGGTTCTGGTAAAAGTAAATTTGCAAGATTTGCATTTGCTGAATGGACATATAAATACTGTAAAGAGAATCTGATTCCTTTTAGAGTTATTTATTTTGCTCTGGAAGAGTCTTATGACTTCTTCTGGACAACGATCTTATTGGATAAATTGAAAGAGAAAACAGGAATATCACTAACATACTATCAATACAAAGGGTTTCATGAAGGGATGACGGAAGCTATCCAAGCTGAAATCGATCAATTGTTACCTATACTTGAAGATATGAAGAAGTATATTCTTGTTTATGATGATGTAAGTAATCCTACAGGGTTGCTTAGGACTATTGAAAATGTATTAAAAGATCATGGTCAAATAGTTAAAGGTGAAAGTTTTACTGACGATGAAGGTAATGTGGTAGTCCACAAATCTTTTAAGTATAATGATCCTGATTTTCATTTAGTTGTGGTAGCAGACCATATTGGTTTGCTGGCTCCTGAGAAAAATCATTTTGCCTTGGTAAACACTTTGCATTTAGCTATTAGTAAATGGTCAGAGTATGTGATTAAACTGGTTTGTAAAAGATATAACGCTATTGTTGTATCTGTACATCAGCAAGAAATGGCTTAACAAATAAAGTTTAAGCATGAAATATAAACAGTATAAAGAAAGTGTTATAAATAAATATTATCAAGGTAATACGTCTACTCAAATATCCGAAGATTTAAATATTCCATCGTATGCAGTTAGAAGATTGCTATATGAAAATAATATAAGGCTCGGACATAAAACTCCATTTAAAAGTAAGAATCAAATTTTTATTAGTTCAAAACTTATAGAAATCATTAATGGTTCTTTATTGGGTGATGGGTTTTTAAGTAGATATATTACAAATAGTAATCGAAAAAATTGTAATAGTAAATTAATGATTAATTATTCCACAGTTAATGAGGAATATGCGAATTATATAATCGGTTTATTAAATTTAGAATGTAAAACATATAAATACTGTTTCAACCGAAATCTTGAAAATAAGAAGATTAAAGATAATGGAATAATTACTATTAATACTTGTCAGAATCAATCATTTAATTCTTTTAGAGATACTTGGTATCCTTTTGGGATAAAGACTGTTCCTGCAGATATTATTTTAACCCCATTAACTCTAGCAATATGGTTTCAAGATGATGGTTATAAACATAAATCTGGTTCATATTATCTATGTACAGATAATTTTAGCTTTGCAGACTTAAAAATATTACAAAAGGTATTACTTAGAGATTTTAATATCAGATCCTCAGTTCATTGGAGTGGTATTAAACAGAGAATCTACATTAAAAAAGAAAGCTCTGAAATATTTAAAAATATAATTCAATCGTTTATTTGTCCTTTCATGAAGTATAAACTTCACTAGGTCATGTAAAATCGGAAGAATTGCTGGAAGTTCCTTAGAGTTCTATAAACTACAAAGTAATCTGAAAAGATAAGCTTGAACGTTTGAAAATTATAGAAATTGGATAATCAGCAGCCGAATCCCTGAATGTTAATAAAGTATGGGAAAGGTTCAACGCATAATAGGTGAGTTATAACAAACAATAAACCTAACACGAGAATCCGACAGTTTAATAAACTGAAGATATATGCTGAACTATAGAGAAATCTATAGAAGTAAAGATAAAAAACTTTACGATAACAAAATTGGGTGAGAACAATGATAATTTTAAATTAAACAAGTTAGAGCCAAGTGAAGCCAAGTTAGGAGACAATAAATTGGTTGGTCGAGATTATATGGTTAATCTAGGACTATTTAATCCTGGTAAGTACGGTTTGCGAGATTATCTAAAGTATAATCTTAATACTTTTGGAGATAACTTTAGAACCTTGCATGTGTTAAAACACAGAAATGGCTTGGCACATATGGCTAAAGCTTTATGGTTTGATGGAGTAGGTAATAGATTTGAAGAGTTACCTAAACCTGAAGATATTCAACAATTAAAAGAGTTTCTAGATGCTAAACGATAAAGATTTTTTAGAGAAAGTTAGTGCTCATATTGGAAAAGATTTGAATCAAATGTCTTTAGTTGAAAGGCAGCGTGCAATAAACAAATCAAGAAACTATCTTAGATTCAAAATGACGAAACCTGGAACATGTTATACTCCAGCTTGGCATCCTTTATTGACAGTCAAAGAGTCTAAAATAATTGAAGATATTAATCGATTGCAAGATCAACTTAAATCTTTACAAATACAGTTCTTTTCTGAATTTTATGACAATTGTCCAAGTGTAGGTTCTACGTTAAAAAGAAAAGAGAAAAAGATTCCTGGATTAGTTACTTTAACAGAAGAAGAAATTATAAATTTACTATGACATTACATGAAGACTTAGGTAGATGTCTGCGAAGACTATTGGTTACAGATACGTACTACGCAATGTTCATGTTGGGATTGGATAAACAAGAAACAGAAAGAGTTCCAACATTAGCTGTAGGATTGAATGGGATCAATGTTGTTTTGTACATCAATCCTAAATTCTGGTTTAGTTTAAATCAAGAAGAAAAATTCGGGGTTTGTAAACACGAAATGATGCATCTATGTTTTATGCATTTAGTAACTTTAGATAGTTATCCAGATCATAAAAGAGATAACATTGCTACTGATTTAGAAATCAATCAGTATATTGATCGCAAGTGTTTACCTAAAGGTGGTATTACACTAGAAAAGATTAAGCAAGAACTCGGTTTAACATTGCCTGAAAAACAAGGTAGAGATTTTTATTATCGAGCTTTAGAAGGTAAATGTGGAGATGATTTCGATCTTCAACAGAATGAACACTTTTGGGAGATCTTTGACCAGTTGTCTGAAGCTGAGCAGAAAGTTATTCAAAATCAAATTGAATACCGGATGACTGAAATTGCTGAAGAGATGGAAAAAAATCAACCCGGATCTGTTCCTGGTGAAATTAAAAACATCATTAAAGCTATTAAGCGCCCAAGTCAATTTGATTGGAGAAAATTCTTGCGTCAATGGACAGGTAACAGTCATGAAGTAGAAGTTAAACAAACAAGATTTAAACCAAATCCATATTTTCCAGCAAATCCAAGTTGTAAGATCAAACTGAAACAAAACATCTTGGTAGCTATTGATACTAGCGCATCCGTATCAACAAAAGAATTGGAAGAGTTCATGTCTGAGTTACATAACTTGTGGAAATTTGGACACACAATTACAATCTTATGTGTGGATACAAAGATCTATGACCCGTATGTTTATAAAGGACAAATGGATGTTGAAATTAGTGGTAGAGGTGGAACTTATTTTACTCCAACTCTAGAGTATTTTAATGCTCATCCACAATATAACTGCATGATTTATTTTACGGATGGAGAGGCAGAACTTCCACCAAATGCTAACAGACCCATGCTATGGGTGATCTCTTCGAGAGGTACTAAGAACTATGTAAAAGAACACAACGGTAAAATACTTAAAATACAAGCAATAAATGAGTAAGAACAAAATCGAATTGACACCTAGTGAGGTAATTGATCACATTCGTAAGTATGCAGCTTCTGCTGAAATGCAAATGAAAAAAGGTAAGCGTCCAACATCCTTATGTTTGGAAGGTGGTGCAGGTATTGGTAAAACTAGTGTAATTTACCAAATTGCAAAAGAACTAGGATATAAAATCCATGTGGAAAACACATCGATGATTGATGATCTTGGTCACTTGGTTGGATATCCTTTAAATGAATACGAGTATGAATTTGAAAAAAATTCAGATGGTATGACTGAGAAACAATTGCGTTGGATGCCAAGTAATTTGGCAGAACAAGCCATTGCAGATGGTGGTGTATTTACAGGAGAAACCAGAATGTCATATTCTATGCCATATTGGTTGAAAGATCTTGGTCCAGATGATAAATTCATTCTGTTCTTAGATGATTACACTCGTGCTCTACCAATGGTAATGCAAGCTTGTATGACCATTACCGAAGAATATAGATACAAGTCATGGTCTTTACCAAAAAATGCAATTGTAATGTTGAGTACAAATCCAGATTCTGGTGAGTACTCTGTAGCATCATTGGATTTGGCACAGAAAACTCGTTTTAGAACCATATACATGAAATATGATCCAGATGCTTGGGCCCAATGGGCCGAAAATGATGGTATTGATGGTCGTTGTATTAACTTTGTATTAAGCAACAAAGAATTGTTTAGTACTAAGGGAGATGGAATTGGTGGGGGTAGGGACTACAATGCTCGAATTATGACTAAGTTCTTTGAAGATATTGGTAACTTGGAAGATTTTGCAAAAGAACTATCTTATGTTAAAACTTGTGGTGATGGAGCATGTGGTCCAGCATTCACAGATACATTTATCACTTTTGTTGCTAATGGTCTGGATAAACTTCCAAATCCATCAGATCTTCTTCAAATGAAAAAAGAAGAAGCTTTAGCCAAACTAACTGCAGTATGTGGAGATTATAAAAAGAGTGGTAGTTATAATCCAGCTACAGCTAGTATTATGGCAACACGGATTACCAATCATGTTATTTATGGTAATCACGAGAAATGGGGTAGAGATGAAAATCAAAAAGTAATTGATATTATCTTACATGACTGTTTTGGTGAAGATTTAAAATTCTATATGTCACGACAGTTTATGTCTGAAAAGGCTCGTCAACAATCAACCAAATTACAACTAATCATTATGCACCCACAAATTAGTGCAATGATCCTTAAAGCTTAATCCAAATAGTAAATGAATCCTAATCCTTCAATTATTAAATTGGCGTCAGGAGAAGCTCTGTATGCCAATCAAGCACTTGTAAAATTTATTAAATCTACTATCTCTCAGGCATCAGACACTTTGGTGCCTGAGGATAGTATTTTCTTTTTTAAAAATGTAAAATTTAAAAGAGATCGTTTGTCTGTATCTCAAGAAAAATTTTCAAGAACAATTCTTTTAGAAAAAGCAACTGCTGTTGTAATTAACACAGATGTTCAAGTACCAACAAGATCTTTATCTTTAGTAGGTAACAAGATTGTTGATGGAGATCCATTTCTAGCAGATGATATTGTGTATGAAATTTCTAAATTTGGTTCACAGTATGTAGAAGTCATTGCTCAGTTTTTCAAACTAAGTCAACTTAGTAATAAGCCAAAAATCATTTTTGAAGAAACACTTCTAGAAATGATTAATTCAGGTTTTGTTATTGACGAAAACAATTTGGATTACGTAGAAGATCTTTTAAAGTCTGATACTACGATGGCATGTCAGATTATTGATAGTTGCGATATTGTAAAATCTTTTCCATATATTTTATGGTTAACGTTTATGTCAAATGGGATCAATTCTACAAACTATCAAATTACTGGTAATTGTCAAGAGGTGTTAAAGTATCTTCGCGGTAGAGGTATGGCTAATGGGTTGACAAAAAACACTGTTGTTGAAATTCTTGGTGTTCCATTCTTAAAAGACAAGTTGTCTTCGCAAATCATTCAAAATTCATATAATGCGGCACTAAGTGCAGTACCAAATATATTGAGAGATTTAGTTGCAGACATTAGAACAGATATGGTATGGGCCCACTAGACTATTTTGTGCATGATCCCCTATATGGACGATGGCAAATCAAAAAAGAGATTCGGGAATGTGTAAGCACAAAGAGAGAACTAGATCTTTGTAATGCAAAAGTTTATTTAGATCATAGAAGATATTATACTTTAAAAGATGCTAAAGACTATCTCGAATCTTTAGGATCCACAATAGTAAAAGATATTCATGATGCTGATATAGCCATTATGGAATTTGATAGTTGGTATTCTGAAAAAACTCAACCGTTAGTTGTTCCAGACTTTTTACTACATTACAAAAAGGTGTTCAATCCATATGTTTTTGGAAGACATGTGTTATCTTTTAAAGTACATGATACTGAGAAGATTGAATTGACAGAAGATGTCTATCGAAATATTTGTGAGCTACTTAACAGTAGAGATTCTACCAACCAACGAATGGCTTGTTCAATGTTACCTACAATTAAGTGGAACAATAATATGTTTCTTTTAGCAGCATTATTTGGTAGTCATCTTTATAAAATTAGAGAGTTAAAACTATCTCAAGTTCCAGGTTTTTCTAAATGGGCATCAATACGTATTCCATTTTGGACTCGTAGAGATATTGAAATGAGTGGGATCATTCCATATATGGAAGATCAAAATCCCGAAACAGTAAAATTAATTAAATACATAAATAAAAATGCTTAAAATTACAAAACAACAACTGCAGAACCTCTTTGAAGGTACCAAAACATGGGAAGAAATGGCTACAGAGTTTTCTACTGAAGCTAATTTGGAAGTAACTCCAAAAATGGTACAAGATCTTTTTAAAGCTAACGGATTTAATCTTCGTTCACGTAAACGTAAAACCGAATGGTTTGTTGTCATTGATGATACAACACCAACAACTTTTTCAAATCCACAAGTCTCTGATGATTCTATTGTAGAAACTGTAGTGTCAGAACAGTACGCGTAATTAACCAATCTTTAAAATTTAATCCATATGCCACAGATCCTAGTGCTTGCCGAATCAGGTTTCGGCAAAACTACATCTTTTGTTCCTAATGAAAAGTTAGGTATTAAGGGTTTAGACCCTAAGGAAACTTATGTTATCACCACTACGAGTAAAATGTTACCGTTGTGGAAAACTACCACTATTGATAAGCCGCAAGATGGTAATCGAGTTGTTTCAGATGATGGACAAGCTATTGCTAAACTCATTACAGGTTTAGCAAATAGTCCATTTAAAAACATTGTTATTGACGATACTAACTATATCATGCAGAACTTCTACATGAAGAATGCTATGAAAAATGGTTGGGATACTCCAAAACAAATTGGTTTTTTCATGGGACAAATCTTTGAAGCTTGTGAGAAAGCAAGTATGGCAGGTAAGAATGTAATTCTATTTGCTCATCCAGAATCTTACAAAGCCAATAGTGCTGGTGATATTAGTTTTCGTATGAAGACCACGGGTGAATCATATTGCCCTTATTTGCTTAATTGCTGGAATAGCCTTAGAGACTAATTAACTACAACGTAACTAGAAATGGTAAACGTGAATGTTAAAAATAATTAGTATTGGCCAATCAGCAGCGAAGATTCTAAAGTTGGCATGATTTTTGCTATACAAAGAATAACGTTCAACGACCATCCCTCAGAAGGGGAGTACAAAGTTATCTAATCAACAACTTTGGAAATAGCAAATTTTATAATCCAAATATTATGTTAGTTAAAATTTACAAATTACTTGATCCCAATACCAAAGAAGTTAGATATGTAGGTAAAACAATTGCGTCTCTAAAGAAAAGACTTTCTGGACACATTACTGCAGCTAATAAAATTGGTATTAAAACACATTGTCAATGTTGGATTTATTCGTTACTTATTCAAAACCTAAAACCTGAAATCATACTCATTGAAGAATGTGATGACAGTATTTGGGAAGAAAGAGAAAAGTATTGGATTAAATTCTATAAAAATCTTACAAATTTACATGAAGGTGGTAATTCAGCAAGTGGTCACAAACTTACTGAGATACATAAACTAAATGTAAGTAATGCGCTTAAAGGAAAGAAACGACCTGATAGAGTTAAACAGAAAATATCTGATTGGCACAAAGGAAAAGTTTTATCTCAAAGTACAAAAGATAAATTAAGACAATGTAATCTTGGAAAAACTCAATCTTTAAAACAAAGATTGAAAACAAGTTATGGAGGAATATTACAAATAGATCCTTTAACAAATAAGGTTGTTAAAGAATATTTAACGTTAGGTGATATTATAAAAGATAATCCTAAGTTATATAAAGGTAACATTGCCTCAGCTTGTAATGGTAGATTAAAAACTTATCATAAATTTATTTGGAAATATAAAAAAGATATGGTCTAATCTTATAGGAAACTATAAGGATACAAGGTGTTGTGATTCAACATGTATTATTGTATCAAGAAATGAATATGACACAAGAGTATATTACTCCTGAGGGCAAAGTAGATATCATGTTGTTTGGTAAAAGCACATATAATGATCAAACTAAACGTGCTGAAAAGCAATTTGTTACTGATCACGATGGAACATATCCTGCTAAAAGTCAGGGTATATTTGATAAACTTTACATCCCTAATGACATGGGATTGGTTATTGAAGCCATTGAAAAATATATGCAGCAATGAAGTTACACATAGATACTGAAAACAAAACAGTTGCTATAGAAGGTCAAGTGAAAGTAGCAAATGTATTCAATTATCTAATGTCATGGTTTCCAGAAGATTGGGAAGATTGGAAATTTATTCCATTCACACCAACAATTCAATACAAAGAGATTATCGTACATAAAGATGTATGGAGAAATCCTTATTGGAATCCTTGGCAAGTCACATATGGTGACACCAAGTCTAATGGATTATTAAATCCTAGTTACACAACAGATACCAAAACAACAATCAACTTTAATCAACTTTAATCTTAATTTAATCATGTTTACAGGAACAAAAGAAGGGCAACAACAAGGAGGTTCTTACCTCAAAACAGGACTCACTTCATTTTCATTTTTGGGTGTAAACCCTACAGCAGAACAAATTCAACAATGGACAGGTAGAGATAACGTACAACCTCAAACTTATGATCTTACAAAAGATTATAATCAAAAGGATGTTCGTCCTATCAATGTTTGGTTGAAAAATTCAGATGATGTAGTAGTTAATTTCAGAATCAATATTGGTAATGAAGATGCTATTGCTAAATCAGGTAACTACCAAGTTTGTACTTCTACTGGTGCAGTAGTTTGGGCTAAAGCTGGTGGCCAACTAAAACCTGAGTTTGCAGACCATAAGCCGTTGAAAATTGGTGAAGCTGAATTGATCGAATTCATTAGTCGATTGATTAATTTTGATCAGAAATCTGGTGAAAATTTGTATGCACAAATGACATCTTTAGGAGTTGATGCAACTAGTCTGTATAATGCCAGCTATACTGGTATGAATAAATTGGCAGCTTGGACGCAAGAAAAAGCCAAAAACATCTGCATGGTGCTGGTTGTTAGAGAAAAAGAAACCCTTGACGATAATGGTAACACTGTTACTAAACGTTATCAAGGTGTTGCAAATGACTCTAAAACTTGGTTCCACGGTCAAGTTACAGATTGGGCAGAAGGTAAGCTTTTAGAAAGATATGAAAAATCTCTTGAGATTGGTTCAGGTCAAACCCAAGCTTATCCTATCATCAAAGATTTGTTTACCATCAAATATCAGGATTTTAAACGGGAAGATTGCTTTAATGCAGTACCTGAAAATCCTGTAGTTGCCACTGGTTGGAATAGCTAGAATGTTCAAAGGACTTAGACCTACATACAGAGACCAAACTGAAGTATTGAATTCAATATCTCAGGAACAAGTTTTTTATGAATATTTAGGAATATATCCTGATTTAGGTAAGTCTTATCTAAGTCCTTTTAGAACGGATAGAAAACCTGGGTGTCGTTTTAAATGGCACTCAGGTATTCTATACTTTGTTGAAAATTCCATGTTTCAAAACAAACTTTACTGGTCTTGTTTTGATGTAGTAATGTATACTAAACATTGTAGTTTTCAAGAGGCTTTAGATATTCTCTACCTAAAAACACATTCTTTAGGGACAGTTAACAAAATCAGTACTAACATATTTACACCTGACATAAGGTTTGAAAAGAAACCTTGGGGCGAAAACATGTTTATGTTGTCTGGTGATATTTTGGAAAAGGAATTGGTATTTAACGTAAAGAATTATTGGATAAAAACGAAAGCTGGTTGGCTAAAAAATAGTATTCATGATCCCAATAAAACTTTAGTTATCGCATATTACTTTCCAGAAACAAATCACACTAAACTTTACTTTCCTGAAAAGATTGAAAACAGATGGTATAGTAATTGTTCAATTCAAGATATCTTTGGTTACAATAAAGTCGATTATTATAAAACATATTCAAACACTTTATGGATTACCAAATCTGCTAAAGATAGATTAATGTTGGATTATTTCATCGGTGTTCCAAGTATTGCTTTACAGAATGAAGGTTGTCATCTACCGGATTCAATTTTAGAAGAACTTAAATCTAAATTTAAGAATTTAATGTTCTTATACGACAATGATCTTTCAGGTATCAATCAAGCTCAAAAGTTGAGTGAAAAATATGATATCCCCTATAAAATTATAGATGTTACGCCTAAAGATACCTATGAAATGATT